AGGCATTGCGCCCGTTCGCAAATCGTTTGCTGAGCAGTTGCTTGCTTTCTCAATCTTCGCAGCAGACAAGCCCGATGCCTTTCTGTACTTGCATACCGAACGTCACGGCGGGATGGGTGGCATTCCATTTGACCCTTTGATCAAGGCTGTTGGTCTGCGCGATGATCAATTTGAATTCGTGAACCAGTACCAGTACCACAAAGGAATCCCCAGCGAATACCTTGCTGTTATTTATTCCGGCATGGATGTACTACTTGCACCAACTTTGGGTGAAGGTTTTGGGATCACTGTGATTGATGCTCAATCATGTGGTGTCCCTGTGATTGTCTCTGATTTTAGCGCGCAGCCCGAGTTGGTTGGTCATGGCTGGAAAGTGCCGGGGCAGCCGCTGTGGGATGTTGCTCAAGCGGCTTGGTTTCAAACGCCGAGTGTCTCAGGCATTGTTGACGCGCTTAACCAGGCATACGAGCAGCGCACCGGCAAACCGTCCATGACTGCCCGGCAATTCGTTGTTGACAACTATGACGCAGACAAGGTGTACGCGCAGATGTGGCGGCCACTACTTACTGACCTAGCAAAGGATTAACCAATGGCGATTGTGAACGGCTACGCTGATCTAGCAACCGTTAAGGCGGCAGCGCGCATCACTGATGACATTGATGACACGCTGCTTGAGTTGGCAATTGAATCAAGTTCACGGCTCATTGATGGTCATTGCCAGCGCCACTTCTATGTGACAACCTCAGAGTCCCGCTATTACGTTGCAGACAATTCCTACGCTTGCACCATTGATGATGTTGCCGGCGCATCAATCGCTGTTCAGACTTCATCTGGTGTTGATGGTGTCTATGACGAAACCTGGACTGCTAATGATTTTCAACGCCAGCCACTCAACAGCATATCCGCAGGGCTGGCATTTCCCACCAACAAACTTATTGCCGTCCAAGATTACTTGTTTCCCACTTCGCCTATCGGTGAGACAACCGTGAAGGTCACTGCCGCATTCGGCTTTGCCACAACGATTCCCACCGATGTTGTGCAAGCATGTGTCCTCATGTCGCTGCGCCAATTTAAGCGTTTCGACAGTCCACTAGGGGCAGCAGGCTTTGGTGAAATTGGTATTGTGATGGTTCGCAAGTTTGATCCTGACATCAACGCCATGCTCGCCCCGTACCGGCGCAACGTGGTCGGTGTTGCATGACAACAATGAGCGCAATTCGCGCTGGCATTGCAACCAACCTTGCAACAATCTCAGGGCTGCGCACATCAGCAACAATCCCTGATGACCCAAAGCCACCCATTGCCATTGTTTCACCCGAGTCAATCTCATTTGATACTTCAATGGGTAGAGGTTTAGACACATACCAGTTCACCGTGTTGTGCATTGTTGGCAGAGTCAGCGAGCGCACAGCACAAAACAAGCTTGACACTTATTGCAACCCCACAGGGGCAAGCAGCGTCAAGACAGCAATTGAATCAAACAGAACTCTCTCAGGCGCTTGCAACGATCTGAGAGTTGTGGATCTCCGAAATTATGGGGATCTAGTAATTGCAGACATCACATATCTTGCAGCCGAGTTCCGCGTTGCAGTATTCGCTTAAAGAAAGGTAATCATCATGGCAAAGTTCGTAACAATCAATCCAGTCATCATTGTTGGTGGCAGCACGGTCACGGCTAGTTGTGCAAGTGCAACAATCTCACTTGAAGCAGACGACGTAGAAACAACGGCGTTTGGTTCAGCATGGCGCACCCGCGTTGGCGGTCTTAAAGGTGGAACCGTTGACTTTGAATTTCATCAAGACTTCGGTGCTGGCGGCGTTGACGCGCTGCTCTACCCGCTGCTCGGTGGCACAGCCGCAGTGAGCATTCAACCTGGTGGCACTGCTGCAACGAGCGCAACCAACCCTGCTTACACGTTTAACGTGTTGGTTGCTCAGTATTCCCCAATGCAAAGCGCAGTGGGCGATCTTGCCACTGTCTCTGTGTCATTTCCTATCACCGGCGCAGTTGCTCGCGGCACTGGCGCTTAATCCGCTGTAAAACAATTGGAGAGGAATTGTTGACATGAAGATGAACCTTAAAGTTGAATACGCTGACGGGTCAACCGCTGAGGCGAAAGTCTTGGCGGTTGACATCGTTGGGTTTGAATCAAAGTACAACCGTTCAGCTGCTCGCCTTGCTGATGAGTTTCGTTTCACAGATGCCTGCTACTTGGCTTGGCATTCGTTGAAACGCACTGATTCCAAGGTTGGCACGTTTGATGAATGGTTGCTCACCATTGATTCAGTCGGTTTTGATGAGGATGAAGAAATAACCCCTTTGGACAAGACTCCGCACACTTCAGAATAGTTCACCTGGCTTACGAGTTTTCTATTGCGCCAGCGAGCGTGTTAGCGGAGTCGCCACGAATGATTACCACGATGGAACGGTATTTACGGTGGCGCATGGTTGAAGAGCGAAAGGCATCCAAGAAATGATTATCAAAGTTCAAGGTGTCGGGAACGCTGTCAATGCACTTGCTTACTTTGATAAAAAAGCATATGGCGAAATCACTAAAGGTATTCGGCTCATTCTTGCCGAGGGGCAAGCAGAGGCAGTTCGACGCACTCCACCAATGGCTATTGTGTCGCTGTCAGGTCAAGGTGGTTGGGGCAAGTGGAACCGCCGTGGCGGTGAAGCAATTGACTTCAACGGCAATGAGGTGCGTGGAAGCATCAAAACATCGGTGCGGCGTACCGCTGCAACAGCGAGCAAAAATGCCAGCGTTCGAGGTTTGATCACTTCCAAGAACACGCCCGGCATTATTTTCCAATCAATAGGCAAAGGCGCTAAAGGCAATTCACAGTTCAGCCGTGAAGTCATTAAGCAAGCAGGCCCACCAAGATCACGATTCATTTGGGGTGCTAAAGAATCAAATCTGGAATCAAACGCAAGTTCAAGAATTGACAAGTTACTGCAAGGCGCTGCACAAGATGCGCAGTCTCGTTTAGATCAGTGGTCTAGTTAAGTGAGGGGTTAGTCAGTGGCTAAGAATTCGATTAACCTGCTCGTTGGATCTAGTTTTGATGCCAAAGGGATCAACCAAGCTAAACGCCAACTTGCGGCGTTAGAAAAGCAAGTTGCCCCAGTTGGTAGTGCGTTCACTGCAATGGGCGCCAAGATGTCTGCAATTGGCGCTGGCATGGCTCGCACAGGTAAAGCCATGACTGTTGGCCTAACGTTGCCCATTGTCGGTGTTGGTATTGCTGCAACGAAAATGGCAATGGACTTTGACACCTCGCTCACAAAAATGGTTTCCCTCGTTGGTCTGACCAATGATGAAGTGGACGGTATGCGGGACAAGATCAAGTCCCTGGCATCCCAGTATGGCAAGAGCGCCAGCGAAGCGGCAGACGCAATGTTTTTCATTACCTCAGCCGGCTTGCGCGGCAGCGATGCAATGGAAACTTTAGAAGCATCCCTCAAGGGTGCAGCAATTGGTTTGGGCGATGTCAACACAATCGCTGACCTTTCAACTTCAGCCATGAACGCATATGGCCCCGCTGTTCTATCTGCCGGCAAAGCGACCTCGATCCTGCGCACAGCTGTTGAACAGGGCAAGCTGGAATCATCTGCACTCGCCGGCGCTATGGGCGCTGTGTTGCCTATTGCTTCAGCGCTCAAGATTCCCTTTGATCAAGTAGCCGCTGGTATGGCCGCGATGTCTCGGACTGGTACTGATGCAGCGACTGCATCAACGCAGCTCAAGGGCATCATGCTGGCTGTTACTAAGGAAACCCCCAAAGGCGCTAAGGCGCTGAAGTCTGTTGGATTGTCTTATGAGGGAATTAGAAAGACCATCGCAGATGATGGGCTGCTTGCCGGGCTGAAACTTTTGAAGGAACGCTTTGGCGGCAACACTCTCGCCACGGCAGAACTGTTCGGAAATCAACGAGCACTCATTGGCGTGATGGATTTGCTCGGCGCGAGCGCTGAGACTACTGAATCAATCTTTGGTGAGTTGGCCAGCACAACCGCGAACGACCTCGATCCGGCTTTTGAGGCTGCGTCAGAGACAACAGGTTTCAAACTAAGTCAGGCAATGGCAACACTGAAAAACAGCCTGATTGGTGTTGGTGATGCTATCGCGCCAACTGTTGAAAAGGTGTCTGCTTTTGTCACAAAGATAGCCGAGGCTTTTGCATCGCTGAGTCCTAAGACTCAAAACCTGATCGTTGCCTTTGCTGCTGTCGCAGCAGCCCTTGGCCCCATCTTGCTTATTGCCGGCAAGGTCATTGGGGCGCTTGGCGCGATAAGTTCTGCGATTGGTTCAATGAGTGCAGCAGCCTCACTAGCTGCCCCTGCCGGTGCCGGGCTTGCTGCCGGCTTCGCTGCGATCATTGCACCTGTTGCACTTGTGGTTGGGGCAATCGCGCTATTCATTGGCGCTGTGGTGTTGGCGTACAATAAGTCTGAGTTTTTTCGCAACGCACTCACACAGTTTGTTGACCAGGTTAAAGCAACCGGCAGCGCAATCTTTGGGTCGCTGATCTCGGCGTTTAAGTCACTCACTCAAACAGGGTCAATTGTCACAACATATTTCACAATCTTGGGCAATTACCTTGGTGGCTACTTTGGCGCAGCGCTGAAGCTAGTCTCTGGGTGGCTCAAAGGTGTCCAGGTCTATTTTAAAGTCCTTGCCAAAGTCATTGAAGTTGTGGTCACAGTTCTGACCATGCTCGCCAATGTGATTGTGGGCACGCTCAAGATAGCGTTCAATTGGCTCACGGGCATCCTAAGCGATGTTCTGGACAGGCTGGGGCCATTTGGCAAGGCGCTGAAAGCGTTGGCCAGTGGCGTTAAAGATACGTTCATGGCCATCCCAGCGTTCATATCCAAGGCATTCACCTCGGTGATGAAGTTCGCTGAAAACTTTGTGAACTCGGCGATTGGCCTAGTGAA